GTGGTGTCTCGGATCACCATACGCGAACCCTCTTTCCCGTAGGGTCTCGCCAGCAATCTCAATCCACTCACTTAACGAACGGTCGGCTAATTCGTCCATCCTTCAGCCCCCTTTCATAACCTTTACGGAATGATTCATCTTGGCGCTGTTCCGCCTTATATTGCTGATAGAGGATAAAAGCCAATAGGCCGTAAATAACTAAATTACTTAACATCGGCGCTCACCCCATAATTGTCAAGAAAATAGGCTGAGACTTCGGAGTGTGAAAGCCTTCCCCGGAGCTGTTGCTTACCCATCTTCTCTCTAGCGTATCGACGGATGATTGAGCCTTTAACCCAATTTGTCCCATCCGTCCAAGCCCCGGCAGTCGCATCAAAGCGAATTACCGTAACTTTATTTATCATTTTGCTCCCGTTCTGTAATCCTTAAATGGATTTACTAGATAAGGGTAAGGAATTAAATAGATTTAGACAAGTAGCAGAGTGGCGTGTCGGCAATTTAAGAAGCCGACTTCCTTTTGGATTTGCTCAGACCCGGCAAAATCGGTCTTTGTTGGAAGCGTCCTTAAAAGCCATTCAGGGGCGTTTATAGCCCCTAAGTCGAACTGGTAGACACCTTTAGGCGTTGCGTTGATGTAAAGCGTCCTAGCGCCCGTTCTAGCCCTTATTTCGGCCAAATAGTCCCACTTCTTACGTTCAATCATCAATTCGTCATAGTGGGTTCTACGGCACTTTAGCTCAATATAAGCGTTTGAGGTTATGCCGTCGGCTCGGTCGGTCGCTGATAGTGGCGTTAAGTCCGGGAATTCGGCCTTTAGCGCCTCGAAAAGTTCGACCTCTCGGAAGTAAATTAGATATCTTCCTCGCCGTCTTCCCAACCGATTTTCTTGATTGGGTCAGCCGGATCGACAAACCAGTCCGGCCAAGAATCGCGTTCCATAGCAAAAGCCAAGGCAAAATCAGCCTTCCAACCAGCTGCTAAAGCTGCATCGTATATGGCTTTAGATTCGATAAATCTTTGCTCGAGCTTAGTTGGGAAAGGATTGGCTACTGTGCGAGGCCGACGAATGGCTCGCTTCTTTGGAGTCTTCTTAGCGACGCGTCTTCTTTGTGCCACTCTTTACCCTTTCCGCTAAAGCGATTTCAAGGGTCGATTCTAACTTATCGAGTCGCGAAATCAGCGGAAGGTTCTCGAGTTTTATTATGTAGCGAAGTCCGGCTATTAGTAGGCCAATAGATCCGAGAACGGACGCTACAAAAGCCGCGATGTTATTTGCGTCCATACTGCGGAGAATTCTTGTCTGCCCAGCGTAGAGCTGGAGCTGTGATAGCGCCGATTAAGACTGCGTATTCGGGAGCAAAGTCAAGCAAGAACGACACTCCGAGAGTTACGCCGGAAGCGACTACTGCAAGGCAGTAATCCTTAAAAGCCTCTTTGAATTCGGGAGTTTTGATTTTCTCAATTAACGCCTTCATTTGTCTCCTTAGGGTTGAGCTGAAAGAACGACCCGTCTTTATCGCCTAGGGTCGTAAAGCTGATGTGAATATGCGAGCGGTGAGGATTTGTGCCTTTGTATTTTCTCCAGCGCCATCGAAGGATTGGAGATGCGATTCGACCATCGAAGATAATGTATTTGATTCGCTTATCTCCGCGTTTAGCGCAACGTCTAATCTGGTCGGCGAGTGTGTGGGCTTCTTCAGGATGGGCATTGAGATTTGAGTCTACGTCTAAAGCTCTGACGACTCCCCCTGCTCGAGCATCTGGGATATGGTCCGAAACACCTTCAGCGAGATGGCGAGAGTCAGCAACCCAGCCATCGCTACGGCGATCGCGACTCGGATAGTCATCGTCAATCTGCTCCCTTAACTGAACTCCAGCTTTGCAGAGTTTAGGCATCTGCTTCCGGTAAATCTTTTGGATATTCGACATCTGCGTATTCCGGCGCGTTATATTTCTCGCAGACTGCTGTCCCCCAAATATGTGCGCCCTCTTCGGAATCAAATGCGCCCACTTCGTCAATCTTTTTGTTGCCGGATTTTAAGATGACCTTGAAGTCATCGGTTACTGTGTAAGAAAATGCCATAGTCGCTCCTTAGAATGAAGTGTAAATAGAACCAGCGCCGCCAGTAGTGCCAGAAATAATTATTCCCAGTGAGCCGACCCAAATTGACTGTGGTGTATTTGCCAAAGTTCCTGAAGAATTGACATAACCATTCACTAAATAAGGCGGCTCGACTGTTGTATATTGAGATGAAGATGGTGAAATAATGCCTAAATAACCATAACTCTGAGTATAAAATTTGCCGTTGTATAAAGCATATCCACCTGGATATACAACATTTCCTCTATGCGCAGAAGAATAAGCAGTTGTTGTTCCTAAAGTAGTAGAAGTTGAATAACGAGAAATAAAATTCGCGCTATTTTCTACTGTAATGTGTCTAGTTCCATCCCAAGCAACCTTAAAGACCCCGCTCGCCGAACCTGTTGCGCCCACAGTCCAAGTTCCTGAAGGGGTTGAAGCGTAAAGATGATTATTTGTTGAATGGTCTGCACCGACAATCCAATTCGTTCCATTCCATACCACATCCCAGTAATTTGAACCAACTGTTAAAGATTGAGATTTGCGCGTCCAAGTAATGCCATCTGTTGAATAAGCAATTCCGCCAGTGTTTGTAGTTCCACCACCGGCACCAACTGCGACCCATAATGAATTGGCGTAAGTAATTCCGCGAATTTCATTTGTTCCCATATTTGAAGTTCGCGCTGTCCAAGTAATTCCGTCAGTTGAAGTTGTAATAGTTCCGTTGCCGCCAACCGCTACCCATAAACCATTTCCATAGGCTACATTTATGACATAATTTGCGCCGAATCCTGAAGTTCTAGATGTCCAAGTTAAGCCATCAGGCGATGTAAATAAAACGCCATTTGCGCCAACGGCAACAAAAAGATTTGAACCATTGTAGGCAATTGCATATATTTCGTTGCCATCTGCTAATTTTCTCTGAGTAAATGTGTAGCCGCTAGATGCAGGAGCAGCCCATTTGAGTCCGGTGCTTGTTGTCGTATCAACTGTTAAAACTTGTCCATTAACTCCGGAAGATGCTAAACGCGCTGGAGTGTTATCGGCTGTGGCAGATATTAAATCGCCTTTTGCATCGACTATCGAATCTGGTATCTGTGCGTCAATTTGAGTCTTCAAAGTTGAATCGATTGCTGATCCAAGCGAACGAATGGCTGATGCGCCATCCTTAACTAATGCCGTATCATCAGGCGTTGTCCAGCCATAATTCGTAGTCGTTGCCATTGTTCTCCTTTAGCTTACTATTGTAGCGTCGAGCCAAGTCAAAGTCGGACTAATCGTCTGCCAAGTCTCGGTTGCTGGAACATTATTCCAACGGAAGGCTTGGAGAGAATAAGAGATAGGTGAGACATTAAGTTCCAGGGTTAGGCGGTTATAGCCAGCCCTCCAAGTCCAACCTTCGACGAATCCTTGGAATTCGCCTCCCACCATATTTGACGGCAGGTTTTGAATGTTTAGCGGTAGTCCCATAAAGACTTCAAGCAAGGTGTCTCGGTCTGTGTTGTCAATCTCCGGGCTGCCTATCTCAAAAGTTATCCGGCTCATCTCGAATTGTGGATAGGCTCTAATCTCAAGATAGAAGGCGGCTTGGGCGTTTGCATCTGATTGATTCTTTAAGGTCGTTGCTACCGTAGCCGCTAACTGACCATAATCGGCAATAGAGGCGGCATCTGAGTCGGTAACTGATGAATTACCTGAGCTGGTGTAACTAATGGTAATTGAGTTGCGGACATCCCCGGCGCGTTTGATTATGTTGAGGCCCGGGCCAGTTGCGTGATTGCCGTCTAGGTCAACATATCCATTGGCGGCTAGGTATTCGCCTCGGCGAGTTGAATCGGCATAACCAATCCGTCCTTGTGCGTCTTCGTATAAATAACCAAGCCCTGAAGTTGCTAATCCGCTTACCACCGAATAGACGTTATTTAGGACGTTATTCTGCGAGTCGAGTTCATAATCGCCCGGCTGGTCGATTTGACCCAATCCGCTATTTTGAGCATTGGCCCAAGTTACTGTTGGGTCATAAGTATTCCAAGTTAAGGAAGCTGAAACTTCGTTCCAAGTGTCAAAGAGAACGCCGGATAGAACTGCGTAAATCTGGTCGCCGTCCATATCGCTTGAGATGTTGCCGTCAAATATGGCTCGAGCTAATCGGGCAAGAGCTCCAACGGCTACTATGTTGATTCGCTGGTTTAGAGCT